CACCATAAGTATAGTTTGTCAGAGCTTGAAAATATGATGCCTTGGGAACGGGACATTTACGTTTCTATGTTGATTGCGTATATTGAAGAAGAAAACCAAAAGATACGGGAAAGACAAAGAAAATAATAAATGGATTACGAAAAGGCAGCAAACATACGCAAAAAAGGACTAACAGGCCTCATCACCGATAATTTGGTAGAAGGTCAAGGCATTGGTTCATCTTTTGGTTCTGCCATTTCTGATAGAACTAAAGCCACATTCACAGGCATTCAAGAAAAATTTGATCCACTTAATATTGCCAAAAAAATAACTGGTGGATCCAATCTTGCAGCTGCCGTTGTTGGTCGTTTAACTGGCCGCAAACAATCATCACTAGAATACTTTGCCAAACCAAAAAGAAAAGTTTCTGCCAAAGGTGTAAACTTTGAAACTGGTGGTGCATTAGACAATGATTCGTTTACTGAAACTTTAGGTTTAATTTATGAAGAATTAAAGTTGGCAGAAGAAGATAGAAAACTAATTAATCAAACCAAAAAAGAACAAGAGTTAGAAAAAGAAAAAGAAGAAGATAGACGTAATAAGGCTATTGTAGAAGCCATTACTATAAGAAGAAAACCTGAAGAAACTCCAAAAGAAAAAGCTAAAAAGAAAAAGAAAGAAACAGAAAAAAAGAGTAAAGATAAAAAAGAAGAACAAAGTATTGAAAAAAAAGATACAAAAACAAAAACAGAAACTAAAAAACAAAAAGAAGAAACAAAAAAAGAAACTACCAAAAAAGAAACGGTAGAAAAAAAACAAGAAACAGCCAAAAAGGTTGAAGAAAAAAAGGTAGAGCCAAAACCTAAAGTTGAGAAAGCACCAAAAGCTCCAAAACCAGAAGTAAAGGCACCACCAAAGGTAACTCCTAAAGAAGCACCAAAAGTTCCAAGTGTTTCAACAGCCGCAAAAGTTGCTGCCGGTGCAGCCATTGTTGGTGGTTTATTAATGCCTAATGAGACCGTTGCAAAAGATATTGACAGAGCTTCAAAAGAGGTGGGTGTTGATAAGTCATTGATGTATGCCATGGCTAAACAAGAGAGTGGTTTTAATCCTAGTGCAGCAGCCAAAACAAGTTCCGCAAAAGGATTATATCAATTCATCAAAGGCACATGGGAAGGCATGGTTAAAAAGTATGGATCAAAATATCCTGTGTTACAAGAAAAAGGACCAGAAGATTCATATGCAAACGCTTTAGCTGGTGCATTGTTTATCAAAGAAAATTCTGATTATTTGGCTAAATCCAATATTCCAATTAACGCAACAACAATTTATGCAGCACATTTTTTAGGACCAGGCGGTGCAAAGAAATTATTAACAGCCGATCCTAATACAAATGCAGCCGAATTAATGCCTCAGGCTGCGAATGCAAACGATTTTATTTTCTATAATAAAACAAATGGTAAATTGGATAAGAGTAAACCTAGAACTGTGCAAGAAGTCATTGATGCTTTGTTTCAAAAAGTTGGCCAGTACCAAGAGAAATATGCAACCGCTTTGGCACAAATAGATTCTGGTGGAAGTATAGATACTGCGTCCAAAGAAAATAAAGATTTAAAGAGAACAACACCAGACAAAAATGCAATTATTGTAAATAATACTAATATCAATCAAACAAGTAACGTACCACAAATAAAACAAGAAAAACAAAATGATAGACCAGCAATTCTTGAAAAGAGTAGAGGTTAAAAATGGCTAAAATGGGTTTTGCAGAAGCTAAAAAAATTAGAGGAGAATCTCTTTCTAATAGAATCGCTGGCCGTTTAGTTGGTGGTGAAAGCTTTGGTTCTTCTATTGGTAAATCATTGTCAGAAGGTACAAAAGCAAGAATGGCTGGATTAAGAGAAAAAATTAATCCAATGAATATTGCCAAATTTATGACCGGAGGTTCTAATTTAGGAGCCGCACTCACTGGTAGAATGACTGGTGCTAGTAAAGAAGATATGAAATATTTTACTGGTAAACAAGGTAAAATGGATACAGCATCTAAAATAAAACCTATTCAAGAAGATGAAGGTATATCAGAACTATTGAATGAAATATATCTTCTTTTAGAAGATTCAAGGTTAGCAAGATTAAGAGATATGCCAACTGAAGAAGATGTTGCAGAAAGAGAACGCAAAGCAGAAGCAAGACATAAATCTTTGCTTGATGCAATTAATGGTAAAGTAATTCCAGGTAAAAAAATAACAGCCTCTAAAGTAAAAGATGAGGAAGAAGGTTCAATATTTGATAATATTTTAGGAACTTTTGGTTTAAAAGATATTGCAAAATCTGCTTTATCTGGTTTAGGTCGTATGGCTATGTTTGCTGTAGGTCCTATTGGTGCACCACTTCTTGCTGCAGCCGCTATTGGAGCTTTTGGATATTTTATATACAAAGCATTAAAAGAAGAGCCTAGTTATGAAGCCGAACAAGAAGCCAAAGGTATAAGACAAGCAGAATCGGTTGGTGGTCTTGCTGGTGTAAAAGATGAGGAAGACCGTACCAAAAAGCTACCAGAGTATGAAAGAACAATGGCAGAATTAAAAAGTGCTGAAAAAACTTATTGGCAAGATTTAGATGGTAACCCACAATTTGGTACCGATAAACAATTAGAAGGTTATGCTAAAAGAGGTCCAGAGGCAGCCAAGGCTGTTGAAGATTATAAAACACAAAGAGATAATATACAAAAAACTTTAGAAGGTGCAACACCATCAGAAGTTCAATCACCAACACCACCGCCTGCAGCAATGGCAACTCCTGCAGCTGTACCAGTAGAATCGACTCCCTCTACTGCACCATTGAATTCTGTTACAAAAGAAAATTTAGAAATGAATTTGCCAATGAATGAAATGTCATCAACAGGTGAAACAATTAACACAACGAATATCAATACACAAAATCAACCATCTCAAAGTGTTGCCGAGATTCCTTCTGTGAGAAATATGGAAGAAACATTCCAAAGAATGATATTATACAGTACCAGAGTTGTATAATAAAAAACCCACCGTAAAGGTGGGTTTCTTTTAAGAAAGAAAAAATTACTTCTTCTTTTCGTCTTTCTTAACTTCTGCTTTAGGTGCTTCTTTCTTTGGTTCTTCTTTCTTAGCAGGTGCCTGAGCAAATGCTGCAACAGCGAACATAGAAGCTACGAGTGCGGTAAGATACTTCATTTTACTTCCTTTCAATCAAAGTTAAAAAATCACAAACATCTCATTATTAATCTTCTTCAGCGAGTTTGCTGAAGTATGCCATATCATCATCTTCGGAATCATCCTTAAATGGAGAATCATCCGCTACTGCCTTAGGTGCAGGTTTAGCTTTGGCTTGTTCTACGGTTGTGCGTGGTGCTTCACCATTGAGACCGAGAACTTTGTCTAAGCGTTGCTTCAAAGAATCATATGATTTGAACTCAGAACCTTTTAAAAGTTCTTGTAGAGAGTGCTCAGATTTCCAAATCTTCTCTAACTCATCATCATCACTCAACAAAGGTGCTGGTGATTCAAATTCAGATTTATCATAGTTTTGATAACCTTCAACCTTACGAATCTTTAACTTGAAGTTAGCACCTTTCCATAAATCAAATGGATTGATTGCCTGTTCATCTTCAAACTGAGGATTCATGGCTTCTGAAATCTTATCAAAGATTTTCTTACCAAACTTAAACAATTTAACCTGACCTTCATTTTCAGGATGTTTTGGGTCTGATACAATATAAACGTTGGCAATGTAATTTAGTTTACGTTTTTGCTTGCGGACAATATCTTTATTTGCTTCAATACCAGAATTCCACAATGCAGAATTGTGTTCACAAACAGGACATTTTTCATCTTTGGTTGTCAAACAGTTATCGATTAACCAACCACCTGGACCTTGAAATCCATGTGAGAAGATTTTAACCCATGGTAAACCATCTTCACCATCTGCTGCAGAAGCAGGCAGAAAACGAATCGTAGCCATGCCGTTGCCAGCTTTGTCTACTTCAGGTCGCCAGTAGTTATCGGATTTATCGTTGCCCTCGGATGAGGTATTAAGTGCCTCGATTGCTTTAGATAGTTTGTCGAGGTTGCCAGATTGGCGTTTGAGGTTCGCAAATGAACTCATAATTTACTTCCTTTCGTATTAAACGGATTATTAACGGTGTATAAAACGGATTGTTCACATATTTCTCATAATCAACTACTAGTATATCATAGTATTTAGTAAAAATCAAGCTTCCCGAGCAAAATTTTTGTGGTATTTTTTTCTGAAATTTGTAACGACATCTATGGCATCTTGCTTAGAAATAAAACTTCCAAGATAGTGCATTTTATTATTGTATCCAACTTGAGCTCTCCATCTTTGATGTTTTTCATTCCAGCAAACACCTTTATATCCACTTTTATTATGTTTAGCAATCTTCTGATTATAACCATTTTGGTTATAATTTGCTGGTCTCAAATTTTCAATTCTATTGTTATCTTTATCACCATCTTGATGGTCAATACATTCAGGTAAATATCCGTGATGATATAGAAATATCAATCTGTGTTTTAAATAAAGTTGTTGATTAAGGCAAATATGATAATAACCGGTTTTCATTTTTGATCCGGCTTTTTTACCTAAATTATTTTTAAAAAAATCATGATTTTTCCAATACAGTTCACCATCATCATAATTAAAATAATGTTGTAATAACTCTTTAGATAATAAATTGTATTTTGGACTAACCTTCATTGTCAAGTATACATTTTCAAAATACCGATGGTGGTAATGGCATCTGTGTGAAGTATACCAACACCACCTTCTACTCTCCATTGGTCGATGTTCTGTGAAGTATCATCAATCAATAGTGAATTTTGGTTAGAGAAATTCTTTTTCAATCTTTTACCTGGTACCAAATTAACAGGAAACTCAATGTTATGGTTATTCAACCATTCAATCTTTTGTTCTCTAATCTCTGCGTCACGCTTTTCGGATGATGTTGAAGATAGAATCTCTGTAGGTATCTTTAATGACCTAAGATAGTTAATCAACATCATAGCATCAGGCATTAAATCTAATTTGGCAAATTGTCTGTCAGCAATGAACATGGTGAAAAACTTATCAAATGTTTTATATGTGTCTGCCTCTTTCGGTTCAATCTTATACAATTCTTTGTATCGTTTATTGAAATCAGCAATCACACCATCCATGTCCAAATAAATCTTGGTAATTTTATGCATATTCTTTAATCTTTTCTTTTAATATTTGTTTATATTTTTCTTTATCATATAATATAAACGGTGTATATTTCTTTATAATTCTTCGGTGTGTTGGCCAAATAATATCTTCTGTAATTTGTTTTTCCCACTTCGGCATACAACCAAGTATATCAACTAGGATGCAAACTGTTTCCAATGAAATCTTTTCGTGCATCATCTTAGTAATTAACATTGGCCAACCGCCATCAACGGGTTTGAAGTAATCATCAATATGCCAGAATTCGGCACCATCAACACTATCAAACATATACATTATATCATTCTCAAAGGTATATGTCAAGCTCTGTTGGGTTTTTTGCCACTTGGTATAGTTCTCATCACCATCTTGTAATAGGTCACCTACCCAATCGCCTTTACCTTGTATGAAATTGGCAATATAGAAATTCTTCAATTCTTCCAAATTGTATTTACGAGATAGTTTGTAAAATTGGTATTTTGATTTGTTGGTGGTAAATGTCTGTTTAGATACATTTGTTTTTCCGTTATACTTAAAGTAATCATAAGATTCGGAAGTAAAATGTAACTTCAACGCATTCCATAAAGCGTATGCGGCAAAACCGGTATTCTCTGTCATAATTAATATTCTAATAACTCTGTCAATCCTTTTTCACTACCAATTACACCTTTTACAAAGGTATTGAAAGCTAAACTTATTCTAGTATCTTTACTTGTGGTTTTTTCTACACTATGAGCCAAGTGTGATGGAAATATTAAAATATCTCCAGTCTTTACTGGTAACCACCATGATTCTGTGTTGTATATTGTTGGTTCTTTGGTGTATAATTTAATTTGAGAATAAGTTTGTTTGTAAAAATGAATTTTATCATGATTACCATCAGCATTAATGTAAATCACACCAGACAAATAACTATTAGAGTGATTGTGTTTATGATGATTTTCTCCTGGTTCGGTATAATTTAACCAAGATTGTGTTATATAAGGAGAAACTTTACTACTCGGTATGATAATTTCATTAAAGTAAAACTCAACAGCTTTGAGTGCTTCTTGTTTTAATTTAAACAAACACTCATTCTCAAAAACATAACTATCATTACTAACAGTATTGCCTCCGTTAGTGGAAATATTTTCTTTATTTGCATTCACAAAATCAATTTCTTCTTGTGAAAAATCTCTGTTAATATTTACACTTACCACCGATGTTGGAAACAATGGTGTGAGAATAAAATTATCCATATTACAATTTACATTCTGACAGCGCTTCACTAACGCCTAGAGTACCTTTTACAAAGCTATTAAAAGCAAGAGATATTCTTGTGCCCTCTGTTTTTTTAACCTCAACCATATGGTCAATACTACCAGGAAATAAAAATATATGATTTTGTTTTACAGGAAATTTCCAAGCATCTGAATTGAATTTGTTTCTAACGACCGGTTTTTCAACTCCAATTATATTTTTTTCATTTTTCATAAATGTAACTGTATCACCTTCACTTACTTGAATATACAGAGTTCCAGATATAAAACTATTTGGATGATAATGTGTTTGGTGATACTGACCTTTTTCTGTGAAGTTCAACCAAGATTGTGTTATGTATGGTTGTAGTTTTTGTGGTTCAGCACTCACAACATTATAGAGGTAATTTTTTAAACAAAATAAAATACTTTCTTTAACACCACTCAACTCAGAACTTTCTAAAATATAATTGTTTCTTGTATTACGATTACTTTCATTGGGTGTTAAATCTTTTGATAGTATCTCAAAGAATGATAATTCTTCTTTTGTAAAATCTCTTTCAAATTTATAAAACGCAACAGGCTTGGGAAAAATAGCTTCCACATTCAAAACTTTAATATCATTCATAATGGCAACTTGGAGCTTTTCTTAATCAAATTTAATTCTTGTGCTTCTTCTTTAATCTTTGCTTTAAGTGCAGAAGAAATTAATGTGGATGCTACTTCAACTTCTAATCCTGTTTCTTTGCAATGGTGTAGAATGGCATCCATGTGATTACACCTCAATTTGGATGCCAACTCCTCTATCATCATACTAAAATCTTTAATCTCACCTTTTGTTGGCATATTATGTTTTACTTTTCTCTTTATAAAAAATGTGGTTACCAATTTGTGTGATTTTTGGTAAATTCCAATTAGGCTTTACATAATTGGCATGATAATACATCGCCTTCTCTTTGTGTAGTGTAACATGAGCAACTTCAGATGTCAAGGCTTTCTTTGCGACAAGTACCGATTCTTCCCATTGGTATGGGTTGCGAATCATACTGTATGCCTGACTACAGAACCAAGAGAACTGGCAGACCATTCTACCATTTACTTCATCTTTTTGTTTTACAACACCACAAACGGTCTTTGGAAATTTACCAGAGTTTACACGATTGAGTGTTACTTGTGCTACTGCCAATTTACCTTCAAAGGACTCACTAGCAGATTCATAATAAATGTTTTCAGCAAGGCATTGTACCTCATTACTGAAATGGTTGCCAAGATTTGAAACAGTTACCTTGTTTGCTTGTGCCTTGGCTACGGGAATTAGTAGATTAACGGCAATCAGAACTGTTGAGATTGCAATTAAAAATTTGTTTGTTACTTTACGGTTGAAATACATTTTTCTTCCTTTTTGATTACGGCGGCCAAACATCTGACCGCCTTGGT